CCATTCCACATGAACATCGCGAACTGTCCCGGCCCTATCGTCGAACTGATGCTGGCCGTTTGCTTGAACGTGATGCTGTACGTAGCTCCGAGATTGCGGATGTAGACTGCGGCGCCGATATTGCACGAGGCGCTGGATACATCGATGGTGCGCGCGGCGGACGGACTCATGATGTACGCCTGGCATCCTTCACGCACCGCCGCGGGCGTGTACGACAGATCGGTCTGTATCACGCGCATGTCGTCGAGCCAGCGGAAGTTGCCCGCGGTATCGCACCACACGAGGCGGCTCGTGTCCTGCGGGTTTGCAAGAGCTCCAGTTAGGCTTGCAAGGAGCGCTTCCACTCCGGCCTCCGTGCTGGCGCGAAGGATTCTGAACAAGCTCCAGGACATCTATAGCCTCCTCATGATGTTGAGCCGCAGTCGTAGTTGGCAACGAGCGTAGCGGCGCTGTCGGTGCCATCAGTGAATATTCCGCAGTCGTATATAGCTGCTCCCTGCCCCTCCGGATCGGACGTGTCACCCATATCGAACAAGGCGGGCGTGTTGACCGTGTTCCCTCCGGTTGCCAGGCTTGTAGAGTTAGGCGCAATTACCCAAACGCCATTCATGGCCGTGTACTGCGCTCCGGTCATGGTGTTAAACCACGTATCGCCGTTGAGCGCGTCAGGCCGCGCGCTTCCTATCGTCGGGGCGGTTGTCTGCTCCCAGGCACGCGCCGACGAGTTTGCCGCCGCCAGCGCGGCCGCTGCGCTGTTGACGCCGTTAGTCGCGGTGATCGCCGTGCCCTTCGCGATATTGGCCTGCTGGAAAAGCTGCCGCGTGCTCGATAGCGCGGGCTTTCCCCAGTCCATCGTCAGCTGGTAGTAGGCGTTCTTCCACTCTTCCTCGACCGACAGGAGCTGTGCGCTGTATGCGTTCTCGCCGTTGTATACGACGACGTTGTCGCCAATGTCGTAGTCATCACGGTAAATAAGTCCGCCGTAGGGCAGCGCCGCTCCGCTGAGCGTGAGCGTCTGGCTGTACTGCTGCAGGTCTGTAAGCCCGAGGGTAGTGAGCTGCGCAAGCTCTGATTCTGTTGCGGTCGCGGCGGTTTGCGTCGAGTCGATGAACTTCTCGTGGCGAAGCATTCCCGTCGGCTCTCCTCCGCCCGAGTCGCTTCCGGGGAAAGCCATATAGGTTGAGGTCTGCCCTTGCACGTAGAGCGTGTTGGCGTAGTTGCCATCGATCGAGTCATCTATCGATGCCTGCTGCAGCGTGTCGCGGTCGGTCGAGAATATGGCCCACGGATTCGCCGACTGGTCCGTGGTCCTGTCGAGCCCGAGGCCGCAGTCCATGATGATCTTCTTGTTCGCGACGTCGAGGTAGCAGTACCACCCGACGAGCGCCGCAGAGGCGCACCCGAAAAGCACGCTGTACACGTTCGAGCCGCGCTCGTTTATGACGTAGTTCGGCCCGCGGCCCTGGTCGGTCGCTATCTCCAGGAGCGGGAACTGCTTCCCCCCGTCTCCAAAGCTGAGGCTCCCGGGACCGCACTGGTCGTTGATCAGCGCCTTCATCGCGGACTCGGCGGGACCGGAGTAGTGCCAAAGCGGACCGTTGTCGGAGGTCGTGTAGTTGAAGTTCGAGATTATGCGCCACTGGAAGAGCTGTTTCAGCTCGTAGCCCTTCGCTGTGCGCCACTGAGATCCCTTCCCGTCTCCGGAGCTTCCGACATCATCCGTGATCGTCGTGAGTATGCCCGAGCGGTACGGGTCCTTGTTGAACATGACGATGTTGTTCTTGGCGAGGAGCGCGGCATACGTCGGATTCGTGTTCGGATTGAACTTGATGCTGAAATCGCCTATCTCGTACCACGAGCGCTTGAAGAAGACATCGTTCGCCGTGTCGATGAGCCCGAGATAATTAAAATCCGAGTCGAAGATGTCTATCGTCAGGCTCTTCTGGTACGCCACGTCATGCCCCCAGGTACTTGTTGTAGAAAGCCAGCGTCACGGACGGAGTTCCTGAGCCGAATGTCGCTTCGATGTAGTTGTTGCCTAATAGGAGGCTCCAGAAGGTCGACGAAGGCGAGATGTTGGGCATTGCGTTGACGCCGCCAAGAAGCGCGCTCTTGTTGCCGAACACGGTGCTGATGACGAGCGAGGTTCCGCTCGGAACCGATCCGACGTAGGCGATAGAGAGACCCGTTGTCACATTGGTGATGGTCGGGTTCGTGCATGGCCCGGGAATCGTGATGGTCACGGGAGCCTCGACGTCGCCGAGGTTCTGCACCAGCGTGCTCGCGCCGATGCCGACCGAGGTCGGAGTGGTGTCGTAGAGATATGGATCGTGGCAGTAGAACGTGATCTGGAAATCCTGATATGGATAATCGAGTTGCTTGTTCTTGAATAGCGGTCCCTCCGCGACGACTTGCTGCATCAGGTACGAGCGCAGGTTGTTCTGGTAGGTGAGCGTGCCCGGTCCGGCCTTCGGGTTGAGCGCGGACAGGAGTTGCCTTCTGTAGGTCGCGATCCCCGAGAAGTCCTGAGGCGCCAGGATGGAGCCGGACACGACGATCTCGCGCGGCTTGAAGAGCTGGTCGATGGGCGTGGTGCCGTCCTGGAACGGAGCCTTGTCTTCCTGGTTGTTCGGCTGCGGAAGATCGAGACCCTCGACCGACGTGAGAAGGAAAGGCTTGAAATAGAGCTCGATGGAGCCGCCGATCGGATTGTTGTACGTCAGCTTGCGCACTCACAAGCCTCCCTGGAAGGCGAGCTGTCTCTGGGTCTGCCGCGTGAGCCGCGAGATTCCGGCCTCGGTGAGCGGCTGCGGCGACGTGATGTTGTAGGTGACGTTGACGCTTTTGCCCGACATTGCGGAGCGCGTCTCGCTGGCGCTTTGGATCTTCGCCCCCTGGTTCGCGTACAGGAGTTCCGGGCCCTGCTCGCCCACGAGCTTCCATCCCGCGGAGGGCATGTAGTCGGTGCCCGACGCATAGCCCAGATATGAGTTGCTGTACGATCCCATCGACTGCCCGCCGCCTTCGATGCCGACGACCTGCACCTGCACGCCCTCGGCCGTCATGAGCGGTACCGTGTTGAGATGCACACCGAGCCAGCCGAGCACGGCGTTGATCGTGTTCGCGATGCCGTTCCAGATCATGAGGATGAAATTTCCGATTGGCATGATGACGTTGTCGGCGAGCCACATCAGCACCTGCGCGATGAGCGAGATGATGGGAGCGAGGAGCTCGAACACCGGCATAAGCGTGTCGGCGATGATGACGCCGAAGGTGTCGAGCACCTGCACGAGCGGCTTGAGGATCGAGGTCACGACGGGCTTGAGCACTTCCATCATGGCGGTCAGGATCGTTTGTATGGGGTTGAGTATCTGCTGCACGGGCTTTAGAATTTCAAGGAGTCCGCCGAACTGCTCGACGACGCCGCCAAGCACGCTTCCGAGCGCGCCACCCGCGCCCTGCGCGCCCGCGGCTCCGGCCCCGGCCGCGACCTTTCCGACTTGGGTATGCTCTAGCCGCTGTCCTAGCTTATCGAGCGAGTCGCGCATGGAATTCCCGAACTGCACCGTGAGCTGGCCGAGCGCCTGAGTGATCGCGCCCGGTTCCGATCCCGACGTGTACGCCGTCGTCGCGTATCCGGCTTCGCTCGGAGCAGGCCCCTGCAGCGGTCGGCCGGCCTGGATGCCGTTAGGCCCGACGCTGGTATGCAGGCGATTCAACGCCATGAGGCTCCACATGTCGGCCTGCTGCTGCCTGTCGGCCTTCTCCTCAGAAGCCTCGTCTCGGGCAACTGTCGCCGGCTTCACCTTCGGCATCAGGGCGCCAGGCTCTGCTCCTGGTTCTGTGATGGTCGGTGCACCAAGAATCACCGGCTTCACCGGCTTTTTGTCAATGTCGCCGAGTTCTTCTTTGAGCTTGCCGATCGCCTGCGTGATTCCGAGCGTCGACGCGATCGAGACCTGCGCAATGTCGGAGATGTGGAGGTGAATCCGGTCGAGGATCTTGTCTGCGGCGTTAATCATGTTGTTGATCACGCCGATGAAGATGTTGACCATCATAGACAGGCCGTCGGCGATGTTCTTGACCATCGAGAGCACGGTGAGTTGCGCGCCATCCCATACCTTCGTCCAGTCACCGTGCACGATCCCGTCGAGCATGGCGACGAGGCCCGCGAACTCGTTCTTCACATTCCCGAACACCTGCTTTATCGCGTCGAAAATCGGGCCGAGCACGTTCATGAGATTGTGGAAGGCATCAACAAGCACGGTGAGCACGAGCTTTCCGACCTCCACGAGGACTTCGGCGACAGGAGCGAATGCGGCCTTTATCTGGTTGCCGAAGGCGGCCATGCTGTCGCCGAAAGTCTTCGTCGCTTCATCAGTCCTGTCGACCGTTCCTTTCGCCATGCTGATCGACTTTTCGAATTCCTCGATAGACACCTTGCCATCACGGATCGCCTGCGCCATGTCGGTGCCGGCGCGGCCGCCGAAGTTTTGTACCGCGATGGTGAGCGCCTCGGTCGGGCTCTTCGCATCCTTGATCTGCTGGAAGACTGACTGCAGCGTCGTCGATGCTTCCTTGCCTTCCTTCGACCATAGGCCCAGGGCATAGCGCAGGCCGAACATCACCGACTCCGAGTTGACGCCCTCCTTGTTGAAAGCCGATATCATTGCGAGCGAGTCGGTGAGCGAAAGGCCGAGCTCCTGGAACTGCGCGCCGCCGAGCTTGAGCTGCTGCGACAGCGCGTCGACCGATGTACCCGACATCTGCGATGCTCGCGTGAGCTGGTCCATGAGATCCGGAGCCTGCGCCGTCGAGATGTTCCACTTGTTCATCACGTCGGTGACTTCTCCGACGGACTGATTCAGGTCGACTCCGTTGATATCGGCGAACTTGCCGAAGTCCTCGGTGAGTTTTTCCAGCGGCGCACCCGTGAGATCGAGCTTCGTCGACAGGAGACCGAACGCCGCAGATACCTGCGACATCGACTGTTCGACCTCTCCCGATGCCAGGACATTGCGGAAGCTCTCGTTCAGTCCATCGAGGCTCGCTCCGGTCGCGCCGGTCGCGCGCCCGATGGTAGATGACGTCTCGTCGAACTGCACGCCGAGCTCGAAGAGCTGCTTGCCAGCCTCGACCGCCACAACGCCAATGGCGGCGATGCCCGTAAGCAGCTCGCCCGACATGCCGAGTTTTCCCGCGAGGCCGTCGATGTTGACGCCGAACTGCTTGAAAACCTCATCGCCCTTTCCGTAGAGTTTGTCGAGACTGAAGCCCCACTGCGACAGGCCGCTCGTGATGCGATTGAGCGCACCCTCATAGCCTGATGAGTCTGCGGTTATTGTAGCTTCAATATCGTAGTCGCTCATCCTCAACCCCTACGGGCCGAACTCCGCAGGAGTCCCGCCCCAATCGTCATCGCTCTCCAGGTCCTCGTCCTTGCCGCCGTTGAAGTAGTGCGTGAAGAGCTTCGCGTTGAGCTTGCTCCTCTCGAACTCTATCTTCGCCAGCTCGCCCAGCATCGCCACAATCCTTCTAGGCCGCGAGCGCCAAAACTCTCCGGATCTCATCCCGAGCTGCACGCGCGATGCCGTGTACAGATAGTCCCAGTCCCACGCGGCTAGTTCGTCTTCGTCGCCGCGTCCTCGGTAGGGTCGGCAGCACCCTCCTGGACGGGAAGCGAGATGTTCATTCCGCGCTTGAAGGCTTTCGCAATGTCCTGCACCTGGTCCATCCTAATGCGCGACATCACCTTCTGCCGCGTCCAGCCCGACGTGTCATTTCCGTCGTCGTCGAGTCTCAGGAGGCCCGCGTACATGACGTCCGCGATGCGCTCGATGTAGTCGGCGTTGAGCCCGCTATCCGACTTGTCGAAGAGTTTCAGCACGTCGCCGTGCTTCTCCGCCAGGTAATGGATGGAGGCCATCGAGTAGTCGAGGACGACCATCTGGTCGCCGAGCCTGATCTCGATCGGCGCCTCTTCGCTCTTTATGTTGCTCATGCAGTCCCCTTTTTATCAGTGAGATGCGCGGCCATCCCGCATGGGAGGGCCGCTATTTTTCTATTACGGGAACGTCAGCGACGCGATGGCGGCTGCGCAGCCGATGCCGTTGTCGTCCTGAACTCCGGGAGTTACGGCGGCGAGCACTGTATTTACACCAAAGGCCACGGTCGGAGTAAAGGTGCCCACCACGGAAGCCGTGCCCTCTCCAGTGAAGGCGATCGAACCCGGCGCGATCGCACCTGCGTCGTATATGATGATGGAATTCTCCAGTACTGCCGTGAGCTCGTTCATGTTGAACACCGCGGCCGACCCCTTCGTAAAGGTGAAGGAGATGTTCGTGCCCGACTTCGCGATGACGCAGCTCAGCGCGGTCAGGTCGGCGGCGACCGAGAGCACGGGTGCCGCGAAGAAGTTCGCGAGCGTGCTGGCCGGAACCGCGGGATCGTCGATGCGCGGTATCACCGTCTGGTAGGTCTTGGTCGAGAAGAGGTCGGCGAACTCCGCGGTCAAGGTCATGGCCTGGAAGTTGATCGTCTCCTTCTTAGTCTCGCCGCCCTCGTCGGGCTTGGAGAACTTGCCCTTGAGGAGCCAGCGGTACCGGAATACCTTGTTTCCGTTGGCATCGTTGCCGGCGAGATATTCCTTGTACCCGAGCGCCACCCATGGCGACTGATCGAGCGAGGACTCGACGTACATGCCGTTCGTGAGCGTGAGCCCGAGGAGCTGCGCATAGGCGCTCGGAAGCACGTCGTACAGCTCGATGGAGAGTTGCCGCTTGCCTACGGCATTGGCGACATACGCGATGTAGTCGTCCGCGTACAGCGATGCCAGCGTGCCGTTGGGCTTCATGGTCATCTTCATTGCGCCGGCCAGCGCGGAGACGGCGCCATAGGTCGGAGTTCCGCCCACGACGTCCGACGCCTCGTTGAGCACGGCCACGACGACATCCTGGATACCTATCTTCGGACGTCTGATTGATACGGACATAATGTCCCTCCTACCTAAACGAGATCGCCCGCAACGACGGCGCGGCGAAATTCCATGTGCAAGTGACGGATCAATTGGCCGGGGTCGTGGACATCACGGCTCCGACAGCTGAAAAGAAGTGGCTGCAGAACGTTGACGACGGCGATCCCTATTTCGGTCGTCGTTGGCATTGACGGGTCTGCTTTCGTGTAGGCATCGACGTTGAAGATGATGTCGCTGGCGCCCGGCATGTTGTCGCTAAAGAGCGTGTCGGACTCGTCGGCCTTCTGGAAAATGACGATCGGGAAAAACGTCTTCTCCTCGGGCTCGTAGTCGATGACATGCGAAGCTCCGCCGAGGAGCGCGAGGAGCGCGGCGTCAGCGGAGAGCTTGCCGTAGACCCAGGCCTTAACCGGCAGCATCGGTTGCCCCCACGCCAAGGCTTGCGCCTTCGAGACCGTAGGAGACATCGCGGCCGCTCACCGATCCCTTGATGAGCTCTTCGATCTTGGTGGAGTTCTTTTTCAGTGCCGGCTGCAGCCAGGGCCGCGCCGCCATTTTCGATGTCCCGTATTCGAGATATGCGCCATAGGGAGGATTCCCGATCGTCGAGCCGACGCGCCCCACGACGCGCGATCCGTCCTGCTCGACATCGTGGGTGATGCTTTTGCGGAGCATTCCCGCGTCCACGGCCGGAGGAGATCCCGCCATCGATGGATGGTGATTGTGCTTGCCGTAGGACTTGGACCCGTCGATCAGCGTCTCCGTCATCCCGCGCTTGGCCTCCGCCTCGATGATGAGGCATGCTTTCGTGACGGCCTTGAAAAGGTCGCCGTGCGCGCCCGTTGCCCTGGCCTCGAACTTCTTCTTCATGGACGCGATCTGCTCTTGGAGGTTAGTGTTTGCCATCATTCCCCCTGCACCGGCACGAGCGTGCACTCACAGTGCCGCTGCCATGAGTTGACGCCTAGGATGTCGTAGTAGCGCGTGATCCCGTCCTGGTATGTTGTCACGGCGACGCGGCTGTTGTTGACGAGGGCCGGGATGAATCCTGCGACGTAAAGCGCCTTGGTGTCGGCGATCTTGTTGGTTAGCCCCCAGAGTTCGATCTCAACTTCCTTCAGGAGCCACGGCTGAATGTCGGCTTTGAAGGTCGCCTCCGGCGCGATGGCCGGGGTCTGCTTGTATCCCCAGGTCTTCACCATCGTGCCTTCGGAGTTTGGAGCCAGCACCGGAGCGTAGACGCTCACGGTCGCATTACTGCGCATCGTCCAGCCTCCCCTTCGACTTTCCGGCCTCGACGATTTTCGGTTTCGGCTGAGGATGGTTGTTTTTCTGATTGGCGCGCTTGTCCCTTTCGGGCTTGCGCACCATCTTGTCGAGGTAGCTGCGCAGCATCAGGCCACCACCCCGCGCACGTAAGGCGCGATCATGTCGAGCACGGACTTGCTCAAGCCCTGGTCGGCCCGGAAGGTGTCCCGGACCTTGCCCTCCATGTGGTCCTGCATCCCCATTCCGCCTGACTCCAGGATGTTGAAGGCCTCAAGGGTAGCGGTGACGGCCGCCGAGTAGATGTCGTAAGGCAGGCTCGCGGGGTTGTCCTCGACGTAGTTGGGATCGCCGGGCAGGTACCAGCCGCCGGAGTAGGAGACGAGAATCGAATGGAAGCCCGCGACAGGGTCATAGGCGATGCCGCGGACATACCAGTTGCCGCACCAGCCGTCACCCCTGTAGACCTGGCCGATGGCGTCGTATTGAGGCTCGCGAGAGTAGTCGGTTACGGCGACGCCATCGAGGGTGATGGAGGCGATGGCCTGGATAGGCTGGGTATCGAGCTGGAGCAGCTGGCGGTTATTGACGGCGTGCGGCTCGCCGACGATGACGCTGAAGGCGGGATTATAATGGAGTTCGCCCGCAATCTGCGCGCTAACGCGCTTGATGAGAAGCGTGAGCTTTGCATCTTGGGACGTGTCCGAGAGATCGAGCAGCGTCTTTACGTCGGCGAGCGCGCACAGGGTCATCACACGTACCCGTAGATAGTCTCGTTCTCGATGGCGGGATCCTCGGAGTAGTCGCCGAAGACAATCTCGCCCGCGGCGATGTTTCCGGGCGACGTGCCGCCGGTGTAGGCCGGCGTGACCACGACGCGGATGTACCGCTTCGCGCCGCCGAGCGCGACGAGATACTCGGTGAGTCCTGCGGTAAGGACATTGAGAGCCGTTTCGAGTGTGACATAGGTCGTCGCGTCCGAGAGGTTGGCGGCATCTCCGTGCTGGATGATGACGGCGAAATCCGCGGCGCTCGGGGCTCCTGTGACGACGGCTCGCTCAAGGACGAGCTTCGCCGAACCCACGCCGAGTCTGTCGATGATGGCGCCGTCGATGGCGGCGCTGCCGCTCACGGCCTGAGGAGAAAAGGCGCCGAGGCCCGCGGCCTTGCCGGCGTAAACGCGCTGTCTGAAGTTGGAAACCATGGTGGTTGCCCCCCTAGTGATCGATGGGTGAGTAGGGAGAGGCCTTTCGGACCCTCCCTAACGGTTACGACGCGTACTGGCCGTAGACCACGGCCTTGGGCTGGCGCATCGAGAAGTCATGCTCGGCGATGATGCGGATGAGGGTGAGGTCCTGGTCGAAGGCGGAGATGGTCTGACCGCCCGAGACGAAGGTTCCTTCCCTGGAGAGCTCGAGGCTGAGATCGTAGGACACGCCCCAGAGCGCGAGGGAGAAGTCGGCGACCCAGAAGTCCGACCACGCATTGGCCGTGTCCTTGACGACCGTCGAGGAGGAGACGAAGGGGAAGCCGTTGAGGGTCTTGTTGCGGAGCATCTCATCCGCCCAGGCCCAGGGGCCGCTCGCGAAGGCCTGCTGGAGAATCCAGCTCTTGCCCATGGGGCTGAATATCCACGCGACATTGTTCATCGGCACGTTGGCCTGCTCGAGGAGGGCGATCATGTTGATCGGGGTCTCCTTGGCGAAGGCGGTCGCGGTCGAGCCGATGGGCTGGATGCCCGGGATGTTCTTGAGGCCGCGGGGCGTGAACTGGGTGCCGGCGCCGTAGAGGAACGCGGCGTCGAGGGCGATGCGCGAAACCGTCTGGAGATCCTGCGACACCCAGGCATCGAGGCCGACCACGTTCTGCCGGAGCAGAGTGTTCGAGACCGCAGTCATCGCCTTGAGCTTCTTCGATCGGAGGTTGACCGCGTCGAAAACCTGGTCAGTCTCGCCGGTGGGCTGATCCTCACCGACCCAGCCGACGGCCGAGGTCGCGTCCATGCGAGGGATGGAGAAGTTTCCGTTTGGCATCGGCACGCGAGTGACCCCGAGCTTGTCGAGGATCGTGTTCGCGTAAAGGAACTTGATGTAGTCGGGAAGGAGTATCTGCGGGATGTTGAACCCGCCAGCCGACGGCAGCCCCGCGGTGAGGTCCTTCTGCATCATGCCGTGAAGGGCCTTGGATTCCGGGAACGTGCGCTTGGCGACGTCGAAGATATAATCCTTCGACACGCTCTTCACGTTCGTGACTTTCTTCTCCTCCATCGCCTTGAGGCCGGAGACGATGAGCTGGCCAATCATCTGCGTGGCCGTGGGCTCGGCGAGGCCGGAGCCCTTCGACGCCGCGGCGGCGATCTCGAACTGCTCCATCATCTGCGTGCGGAGAGCCGACTTCTTCTCTTCCTCTAGTTCTGCGGGCTTGAGAGCCTTCGCGATTTCGGCCTGGATGGCCTCGGTCGTGAGGCCCTTGGTCTTGAACTCGGCCTCGAGCTTGGCCCTTTCGTTGGCCATGTTGAGCTCGAACTGCTTCTTGAAAAACTCCTCGAGTTCCTTCATCGTCACGTGTTCACTGCGTCTTCCTTCTCGTTCTTCGAACTGCGGCGACCGGTTCTTCCGCTCGCCTCGCCATGCCTGCCGGTTTCATTCCCCCGCCCCAGGCCCGACAACCCCGTCAATCCTCGTCCGATATGTCGAGGACCGACTCATCGTCGTCGTCCTCGCTCTGATCGTCCTGGCTCTCGGGCTCCGGAGGTTCTTCCTCCTCGCCTGCAGTCGGACCATCGCGCAAGTTCTGGATCGCCGCCTTCATCTTCTCGTGAGCGGACGAGAGCATATCCATCTGTTTTTGCATGCCGTCCATTCCGGCCTTGAGGGCCTTGTGGTGCTTCTCGATTTCGTCGAGCGCCGCGAGCGAGTGCGCGGAGAGGCGGGCCCCCGTTTTGGTGCGCTCGGGCGCTCCCGACTTCTCGGGAACGTCCTTCCCGAATTCCTCGTAATGCTTGGCCAGGTGCTTTTCGACCGCATCCATATCGGCCTCGGGGATGTCGGCGCCCCCACGGCTTCCGCGCAGAACCGCCATTGCGGCAGCGACGCCCTTCCACACCGTCTTGTAGCCGTCGGCCTTGCCGAGATGATGCGGAAGCTTGAAATCGGCCTTCGTGAGGTCCTCGGGTTCCTTGTCGGCCTTCCAGGCGCAGATGGCGGCGAGGTCTTCGGTATCAGAGGCCTTGATAACGGCGCCAGCATCCCACGCCTCGTCTTCGTCGGCGAGCGGGAAGTGCTTGAACGGAATCGCTCCCTTGATCATGGTTCGCGCCTCCTCGAAAATCTTCGCCATGCGGCCCGAGGGGTCGTAGGATTTCATCGCGGTTGCCAGCGCGTCCTGGTTTGAGGGAACGGGGACGGCGGAGAATTCCATGAGCTCCCATTTGGAGATGATCGAACCCCAGCCGCGCTTTGATTCGGGGTTCGGCGTGGACTCGACGGGATTGAACCCGATCGATACCGCGTTCAAAAGCTTGTTCTTGTAGAAAAAATAGGTGGTGTCGACGAGCTTCACCTTCTCGCTCGCGTTCTGCGGCTTGCCGCCAGTGAGCTCCTCGATGGTGGGGAAATAGACGATGGCATTGACCTGCTTCTGTTTCTGATCAACCCACCACTTGACCGGGCGGCCGAGAGGAAAATCACAGTAGTTGTGGAAGCCGAGAAACTGCGGGTTCTTCGCGAAGTTCGAGAAGTCGCAGCCCTTGGCGATCATGACGTCTTCGTCGCGGTCCTGGGCCTCGTTCGAAATCACAAACTGAATCTGGCGATCGCCGAGGTCGGTGGTCTCGGTCGCAACTATCTTCTTCATCACTCCCCCTCGTCTTCGACAATCGGCGACGTCGTGCAGCGGCAGTTGACCACCTCTCCGGGATCTCCGCCGGGATCGCCGGGATACATGAGCTGGTCCCCGCCAACGTCAAAGGGATCGTCAATCCCAACGACCTGCCCGTCGGCATCGATATGGTCATCTCGCGTTCTGTCGTCCATCGTGGCCACCCATTCTTTTTTACCGACACCCTCAGTTTTGTAGGTCGCGTAACTTCCGAAGTTCATCGCGCCCGTGGTCTCCGTCCTTGCGATCGTCGTAGCACGGGCCTTGTCCATATCGTCGTAGGTGTCATCGCAGATCGACATCAGATTTTTTATGATATTCCCAAGGCTGTCACCACTCGCCGCCGATGCCGACAGCGAGGACACGAGCTTGTCGTTAAGCACCTTGTTCGTGGTGTCGTTGATCCCCTTGGCCTTCTTGAGTCCGTATTCGTCGATCCACTTGTTCGCCCAGATGTTCCAGATCTCGCTTGGCCCCGCTTCCTTGCGGTGGCTCTTCTCCTTGCCGAGGAGCTCGAGCGCGTGCGCATTTCCGATCTTGAGCATCTCAGACCACGCCGGCGCCAGCGACCGCTTCACGGAGACATCGGCTCCAGGAGTGAAGCAGGATCCGAGGGCGGTCGTGATCGACGCCGGAGATTGATCCTCGGTCACTGCGGCCTTGATCGCGGTCTTCACGCGCTCGCGCTGGGCCTTCGCGATCGTCGCCACGGCACGTTTGAACATGGGTTCGCCGGAGGTCGCCTTGCGGTCGAAGGATTTCCATATTGCCTCGCGCCTGGCGGCGGCTGCGGCCTTCTTGGAATTCACGACGGCTTCCTTGCTGCTGGATTCGCCGTCATCGTTTTCGTCGGTGATAGCCAGCGCTTCCTCATCTCCGGGAGCGGGCTCCGTATTTTCGTCCTCGATGTCGAGGACGTCGGTACCGTCATCCCGTGGCGCCTCGGGTTTCGGAGGCGCCACGGGATCGGGCTTCGGCTCCGGCGGAGGCGGGGCTTTGTCGAAAGGGATTTCAACGAGGCCCACGCTTGCGACGAAGACGTTGCCGATCTCGGGCGGTAGCTCGGGAAGGCGGAATCGCGTTCGCCATTCGTTGCGCGTGATCGCCATGCCGGAAAGCCCGGCGGTGTAGACGCGGAGGGCGAAGTCTTCGTCCTCCTGGATGATTTTGGTGTGGCGGAGGATGAGGTCGAGGCTGTAGTCGACGGCAACGAGCTGGTTGTTGACCGTTCTCTCATACGATGATAGGTCGTAGGAAACCACGTTTTTGCTGAAAAGATAGAAGGCGGAATCGATCGTCGCGCGATTCGAGTTTTCGATGATACCGTAGATCTCTGGAGGGACCTGATTGTGTTGAAGCGCCAGGTCTCGCAGGAACTTCCGGGTCTCGATCATGTCGACTTCGCGCTGGGTATCTCCGATCTTCGTCACAGTGAGGTTCTTTCCTCCGATGACAGCTGGCTCGTGCGAGCGCATCCATCCGCCGACGCGCTGAAGAAGGGTTTCCTTGATCTGTTTCGCTGCGGGATCGGAAAGCCCGTCGCCCGTGATGATGTAGGGCGGCATGGCATCGTTGTGGAAGTAATTTTTTTGGTACTTTGCCGCGTACTCGTCGGTCTCGATCTCATCGGAGATCGCCTCCGTCGAGCCGCGGCCGTTTCCGTAGGGATCGGATAGGTCCGGATCCTTGAACCAGACGATATCGATTGGCTCAACCGTGAGGGCCTTCGATGCCGTGACGCCATAGGGATAGACGAGGAAATGGTGGTCGCCTACGGTTGGTTTTTTCGTAACCCATGCCCCGGGAACGGGAAGAAGCGAAATCACATGGCCTCGTTCGTCGCGGACCTTTAGCCAGAAGAACTCTCCGACGAGGCGGCGATGGGCGAAGGTGAGATACCGCAGGGTCCATCCGTCGAGCTCGGGAAATGTAGGGCATGGATTCTCAAGCAGGTCATAGAGCTCATGATCATCGATCGGGGCAGCGGCGTCGCCGTTGGCGCGAAGGTCTTTTTTCGAATACAGCTTCCACTCGACGGAGGCTGCGGCTTTTGCGATGACGCGAACGGGGTCCAGGCGCGGATTGGTGTGAAAATATCCCGGTAGACCTGTCTTCGCGCGATCAGGTGCGCGCGACCAGGTGCGCCGGAGCATGTTCTGCAGCCGGTCTAGTCCGCCCATCAGGACCTCGCGCGCATCCACGGCTTAGACCTCGCGGATCCAGATATCGAGATCGTGGACGAGGCTCGACGAGCCTTTCATCTGGCCGATGCGATCACAAATGGTCTGGTAAAGGTTTTCCTCTTCGACCTGCTCGCGGATGAGGCCCTTCGAATCCAAGAGCCACTGCTCCGTCATGTAGTCGAATTCCTCGCTGGCCTGCGCGAGCATGGCCTCGAGGAGGGCTGTCGTTGCCCTCTCGTTTTCGAGTGCGGTTTCGAAAAGCACGATCGGGCTCGTGCCAGGATTGATATCGGGGTCGTCGAAGGCGAGGCCGGAGATGGCGAGCGCGATATTGCGCGAATTCGCGTACTTGAAAACAAGGTCGGCATGATCACGTTCGCCCTTGGCCTCACGGCGGAAGAAGCGCGCGACGCCAGTGAGGCCAAGAGACTCCGCATAGGTCGCGCGCTGGAAGTAGCGCAGGCTGTTGCAGGTCTCGGCCTGGTACTGGATGCGGAGCTTCTCGATCATGTCGTGACTCAGCGCCGCCATAGGCTCCTCCAGGCAAAAAGAAAGGGGGCGCACCATCCCCGTCGATTTCTCGACGAAGTTGATGCGCCCCCTCTGCGGGTAAGCGGTTCGGGGCCGAGGCCCCTACAAGTTGTCAAAACCAAAAGCGTGATTCCCCCCGCAACTAATTAAATAATATCCCTTTTAATTTTTCGATGCAAGCAGTTCCGGGATTTCGACATCTCCATGGGCTCGCAGCTTCTTCGGCTTGCCCGCCAGGATGAGGACTTCGAGGCTTCCGGTCTTCTTGGACCTGGCATATTCCTCAAGCTGCCTCTCGATTCCTTTCAGCATGGCCTTGGTTTCCAGGTCCATATCTCTGCCTAACGAGCCTGATGCTCGCCGCACCATGAGGTCTCGTGCGTGATCGGGAAGAGAAAATCGCCGAATCCCGGGACTGGCGGAAAACGACGGCACTCTCCGGCCCGGCCTTTAGTACGATAAAAAAAACAGCCGGCGCAAGTAGGCGCATTATCGGTCACGGGGTCTTGCGTGGTCTCGGTGCTCTGCGGCGAGTCATCGGGAGGGAGCTGTGGCGCAGTAGCCTGTATATGGGATTTTGGCGGCCGCCCCGGACCACGGCGAGAGCCGTTGCTCATGCCTCATCCTCGTCGACAGCCTCGGAAACCTCGTCGTCACTCCTGCTCTTGGCGACCAGGCTCTTCTCGACTCCGTTGAAAATCCAGAAAAGTGCGCCGCGAGGGTCATCGCGGACAATGGTCTCGATGTCCTCGTGCAGAAGCACGTCGACCGCCAACTTCTGCCTTACGGGCCTCCCACGGTCATCGATAAACTCAACAGTCACTCGCGCATTCATGGTCTCTCCTTACCAAGCCTTGAAGGTGTTGGCCGGCGTCAGCAATTCTTCGATCGCATAACGGCATGCTGCCATCGCATCATCGTGGAAGCTGAATATTTCCTCGGTGAGGTTGCCGAATCTATCCTTGCGATAGACGGCTCCACGGACCTCGGCTGCTAGGCCCGGGCATGCATCGGGATCGATATGCCATCGGTGACCTCGAAGATAGGCGTATTGCGCCTTCACCGAATCAGGCCCCTTCACAGCGGGCTCGAGGTAGAATCCGGCATTGTTCCACTCTGCGATGCTCTTGGGCTCGGCAGAGTCGGCGCGAACGCGCTGGCTGTGGTCGAGGATGTCGAGCGAAAGCTCGATGATCTCGGGATTCGTCCGTTGCCGGACATAGAGTTCGCGGAAGCTGTAGAGTTCGTCATCCTTGAGGCCGATAAACTCAAGGGCATCGTAATGCTGAAATCCGAAATCCTTGCCGACGAGAACACGATCGAAATCCTCATACTTGTAGCGGCAAGGTCCGAAGATCGCATTCGGGAAGGCCTGATCGCCGAGCTGGCCCCATTCGCCGAGAGCGTAGACCTGATAGAGGTTGGGATCCGAATCCTTCAATGCCTCAAGCTCGCCGCGATAGGCGGAGTCGAGAAATCGGTTATCTTTGTATGTCGTCTGAAGGATCGTCGCGTTAGCCTTGGGATTGTCGAAATAGGTCTTCTTGAGATGATGCTGCACGTTGACGGGGTTGAAGGTCAGAAGAAACTGGAGCGGCTGCGGCGTGAGTCCTCTGAGGCGGAGATTGAGCTGAGTAATATCCTCGGGCTCGAACTCGCTGGCTTCTTCGGTCCAGATATCGGTGAGGGGCCCGGACTTGAACGTGACTGATTTCACGCGCTCACGAGCTCGGATGTCATTCATGCCTCGGAATATGACCTCGTTGCCATTGATGCAGCGCAGATACATGCGGGACTCGTTGATGTCCCAAAGCGATGTCAAATGCCACTGGCTGATTGTAGCCACGAGGCCGGCAAATGTCGAAAAGCGATTAGCCTCTGAGACCTTACGCATTGCGAGCAAATTATGCCCAGTCTCAGCAGTCAGACGATAGACATAGCGCTGGGCGGCCCCTACGGATTTCCCTGAACCAGCTCCGCCCACCCAGA